CGGAGATCTTAGGAAAATATAAAAAACCCTGTGAGATGATACCGTTAGAAAACGCTCGACACTACTACACAAACTGGTATCATAATAGGTTTAGGTATTTCTCAAAGACCGTTTTACCTTATGCGAATAGATCTCGGGATATGGTATTAAGGCTTGCAATGCTTATGGCAATATCCCGTAAGCACTGGAATTGGATAGATACGGAGGATATGAAGTTTGGAGCAACAGTTCTTTTGGAGGTAGGGAAATATATAGACAAAATCCTCCTCCCTCCAACCTCCGAGGCTCAAGCCGCTCGTATGATCCTCCAACTTCTCCCCGCTACTTCCGCAGAGTTGTGGAAGAAGTTAAACCAAAAATTCCCGGTCCGTATCTTACAGGCCGCAGAAACGGTTCTTAGCGCAAGTGGACAGATATATAAAGAGAAAGGAACTAATTTATGGAGACCAAAACCCGAAGTTTAAAGGAGACTTTTATTGCCCGCACCAATTCATAACTTACGAAAAGATGTTATAATTCGTCTTGCAAATCAACACTGTAAAGCTCATAGACACACATATTTAGATCATTATAACTGCTATCTTAAAGAGATAGGAGAAAGACAAGAGATTATTGGACATTTAGATATTGAGTGTTCAAATCTTGATGCGGATTTTGGGATTATTCTCTCCTATTGCATTTTAGACGATACTACAAATAAAATCCTTGAAGGAGTTATAACCAAAAAAGACATCAATATCGCTACTCCAGGCCAGGAAGATAAGGTCTTGGTTACAAAACTTATCTCAGATTTAGGCAAGTTCGATAAGCTTGTAACGTTTTATGGAGCTAGGTTCGATCTTCCCTACATTCGTACTCGTGCTATGGTGGATGGTATTCCCTTTCCCCTTTGGAATACTCTTAAACATAAAGATATCTACTTTACAGTAAAAGGAAAATTTAAGCTTTCTTCGAATCGTTTAGAGAATGCCTGTCGGGTTATACTTGGGAAGACCCGAAAAACCAGAGTTGACGCAAAACACTGGAGAGCGGGGGTTAGAGGAGAGGCTGAAGGGTTAGCTTATATTCTTAAACATAATCGGTACGATGTGATAGATCTTAAAAAACTCTATCACGCAGTGATTGATTTTGCAAGACCGGTGGCTAATTCAATTTAATATGTATTTAGCTCATGCCCTCCAGAAATGCTACTTCGAACAACTTCGTGCAGCCCGCGAAATTCTTCGAGGAAATCGCGACTCTGGAGGGCCAGCTTTAGGTCTTCATGATTGGATAGGAGAAGAAATACTTTTAATGCTTGAAGGACGAAAAAATGACGAAGGAAAAATACGATTTGACCTAATCCCCGGGGATTCTCTATTTATGGTGGGTCAAGTCTACACACTTGGGGCTACTAAGTATAACGATAGAAATTGGGAACAAGGTCTTAGTTATGGAAGAGTCTTTGCCGCTTTACTTAGACATGCATGGAAATGGTTCGGGGGCGAAACTTACGATCAAGAAGACGGACAACATCATCTTGCAAGTGTGGTATGGTGCGCGCTATCGCTTCTTCATTACGATTTAAACCCCCAAAAATATGGGCAGTTCGATAATCGTCCTAAAGATCATATACCTATATGGCTAGGCCAAAAAAATCTCCCCCCATCCCAGTTAAAGTTAGACCTCAAGTTCTAACTCTAAATGGTTGGAGGGAGACTATAAAATGCGAGAAATGTGGGATCTACTCGGTAGATCCCACATCTTGCAAAAACTGCGGGAGAAAGAGATGATTATTGAAGTAGGCTTCGATGTTCCCAACAATGAATGGGAGGCGTTCGAAGAAGATCTTCTAAATCAAAACTATCCTTTTTATATCGAATCTACGGGAAAATATAGTAGCCTCGACGAACTCGAAACTTATTGTGAGGAAAAATGAATCGGATCGCCTACATCCGCTGGCGAGATGCATGTTCTGAAGCGGCAGAAGAATCCGGCCCGGTTATACCTGGACTAGTAGAACTTGATGAGGTAGGATGGTTTGTAGGAGAGACTGACGAGGTAATAACCATTGTTATGGAAATGGAACCTTCATATGAAGGAGAGCCTGCAGCGCGTCCAGGAAGATGGAGACTTCATATCCCTAAAAACGCGATTATAGAAATGAGAGTTATGGAAGCCTCCAAAGCTTTTCCTAAGAGGTCGAAGCGCCAGTAGGTATAGAATCGGGACGATTCCATGGAGTTTTCTCGTGTCTACATATATAAACTCCTCCAAGCAATCTTTGATTTGACTCCTCATCCACATCGTTTATTTGATACCCAATTCTTGGATCGTATGAAACTCTCATTAACGATCCAGGACTTCCTCCATCTTGGGTCATCTCTTCTTTATCTACCTCGCCGGATGGTTTTGCTCCCGTTCGTATCCACGCTTCCATTAGTTTCTTGTTTCGAAAATGCGATACAAGCATAGTCCTCTCGCCAGGATTAGCAATATGTTGGCGTAAAACATTATCGTATAAGGGAAGAACTCGGTTTTTAAATTGGTTAAAACTCTCTCCGTCTCCCGTGGATAGTTCGCCGCGCCCGGGAATTTGGTAGTCTGGATGATTACGGATAAGATCGTTCATAAAATCTACTCGCTCGGGAGTTACCTCCTGCCCTTCAAGCGCACCTAGATGCCATGGATGAAGCTCGGTTCCTACATGTACTATTGGGGCTCGCGTATAATGATTTAAAACCTTCGCGGTAGTAAGGGTACGATTTAGGTCTGAAGCCATAATCCTATCTATCCCTCCGCGTTCTGCGAGGTTTATTCCTAACTTATGAGCTTTCATAAGACCTTCATCTGTAAGAGGTACATCTGCGGAGCCACGAAATTTTTCCATAAATTAGTATTTTCCTTCGTTTAATTTGGTTAGGCCCCCTTGAGTAGGGGTAGGAGTGGATTTAGATTGAACATATCTATACCTGATATGATGTATATTTCTGGTTAGCGGTGGTATCGGGATTATACCCTATAGATGGGCCATCTAACCCAAACCCATGCAACCTTAATAAACTCGTAACAATCGGCGGAATCGGCCTTTCATCTCCGTGTAATCTATGCAACCAGGCTACCAACATAGATATTGAAGGAGATAGAGACGCAGATTTAGAAACTTCTTCATACATCTAAGAGGTCCTTTATTGATTAAACTTATCGTTATTGTTGGGATACTTGGCTGGGTGATTTGGTGGATAGGTTGGATTGGAGTGGGTCTGATTTTTGACGTATTAGGGAAGATCCTAGACTAGTAGCTTGGAGAAGTTTTCCAGTTGCACCAAGACCCGCTTGCGAAAAGGCTACCCCTACTCGTAGTCCTATAGTCGAGTCTTTAACCGCAGTTTGGGTTAAATATCCTATCATCATAGAACTTCCAAGCTCTCCAAGTACCATACCCGTTCCAGAATGAAGTCCGGCTAGATGCCCTACCGCCATCGTACTACCTCCCATAAGCCAAGGGAAGACTTTTTTAAAATAGCTAGGTTTAGTCTTAGCAAGATAATCCAGACCATCGGAAATTACCGCAGCTTTATGAATCATAGATTGATTTTCTTCTATTCCTGGCACGGTTCGTTGTAGTTCTTCTCTTTCTCCAGCGGCAAGAAGTTTCTCGGATAACATCTTATCCTGTATTTTTGACTCTGCTACGTCTCCATATACTCGTTGACCACGATATTCCTTATAAGTTCCTCGTTGTAGTTCTAACATCTCACTTGGAGTCATGGCATTTGGTCCAGAAGTAAGAAACTCGTGTAGATTATTAACTAAATTTCCAACTGCTTGTTTGGGAAGAGATGTGCCCATCTTATCTAAGATCTTATCTCGAAGTGGATATTGTGCGAGAGATCGATAGGTTGGAGTACTACTCCTTCCCGCTTTAATAGTTGCGGCATCGAAATTTTGATCGATTAACTTATCCGCTGCTTGGGGAGTAGCAAGTTTATTCTCTCCGGCAAACTTCGCATAATCTAAACGATCTGTAAGAGGAATATCTTTCAAGTTTGGACTGTTCCACGGTAGAGACTCGTTTATGATTCGGGGGCCTAATCTATTTCGTAATCCAGAAGTTGCTTCTCCAAACATCTCATCCCCAAACATTTGAACGGCCATTGTTACTAGGTCTGCTGCTCCTTCTCCAGGACGGTTTTGAGTAAGTGCCTCTGACGCCTCCATAGAGAGTGGACCAAAAAACGGAATTGCCGTAAGAGTATGTCCAACCACATCGCTTACACGTTGAGCCGTTGAAGGCTTTGGAGATACAAGAGCTTTTCCCGCTTGTCCAAGCTCCGATCCGCTTCTAAGAGCTTCTTTAGCTACTATCGGCCATGACTCTGTTATTCCGCCCGAAAGTCCATATAAAATTGAGCGACCCAAACTCTTTAGTGGATGTTCAAAAGCATCCGAAGCGGTTTGAATAAGAGGTTCCAGATTTTGTTTGTAAAGGGTAGGAATAAATCCCGGGTCGGACTTTTTTGTAGGAGAATTAAACTTATCTCGATATGTTTGGTAATCCTCGTCTGAAAATCCAATAGTTGCAGGATCGACTCTCGATAGAATTCGTTTTTGAGTTGGAAGATCTTTTGTAAGAAAGTCGGGATCTTTAAGAAGGCCAGGAATATCCGGTAAATTATCTGAAGGTTGGGTGGGCATAGGGTATTATCCTTATTACTTCTTTTTATACTTCTCTACAAGGCCATCCTCTGAGGTCTCGGATTTTCCACTCCACATATTAAGCTCAGTGGGAGGATCGCTAATATCTCCTGCCGCTGCAAGCCGTCCCCATTTATTATAAAACCTATGCGTATTTTGGTCTTGAATAGTTAGATATCCATTTATATCTTTTATCTTTGTTCCCATAAGTTTAGGCGAATCCGACCGAGGATCTGGAACGTGAGGTCTGAGAGCATCTACAAACTCTTGAGTATGAATTCCCGCGCCTTTTGCAATTCTTCCTTTTGCGACCTCTGACAGAACATTAACTTGGTTTAAAAACGAACTAAGCTCGCTATCTTTACCCATTTTATATTGAAGGCTGTCCGCGAGTTTAGAAAAGGGAGTATTATCCTCGCTCATAGGAGTTCCCGCAAGCGGATTTGGTTTACCGTCTTTTCCAATTAAAGGCAATCCATTGACATCATGGGTTTGAGTATAGTTATAAACATTAGAAATCATTTGCTTTGTGGTATTAATCTCCGCTAAAGTCTCTTGTCCTTTAGGAGATAAATACTCAGGAAGCTTTAATCCTTTCTCATCCCAGTCTTTATAAACGATCATTCTATCGTCTGGATTCATACCTTTAAGAGCTTGGGTTGGATCTTGCCCGCTCTTCATCATTAAGTTATAAACTCCCATACTATGGGAACGAACCCAGGCTTCTTTATCTAGCCTAGTGGCTTGTGCATTAGCTCTTGCCGCTGCACCAACTTCGGTTAGTCTATCTCCAAGAATTGCGGCTTTAGCCGCTTTGCTACGTTGAGATATATACTCTTGAGCGTCTCTTGTAATACCTTCGCTTTGTGCAGAGGTTGTAGCGGTTTGGTATCGTTCGTTAAACATCTTTAACATATTTTGATCGATAGGATCGGCGCTATTTTTTAGAGCCCCCGAAATATTTAATAACCCCGTCTGTCTTGCAAGTTCAAGGGCTTGTACATTGGTTTGAGCTTTTCCACTCTTATCGTAAGAATCGCTAATTTTATCGAAGACTGTACTTGGGATTGCGAAATGTCCGTTTTTATCCGGTTCATCTCCAGTTAGTTCGGCATAGTGTTTTCCCAATACACTATTAGCACCAATCGTTACAAGATTAGACTTTGTTTGAGGTGCTATAAGCTGGCGAAGAAAATAATCCCCGATCTTTTGGGTATCGCTTGGATAAGCAGTTGAGGGTGATCGGTTAAAATCCGTTACTGGCAGTTGCATTTCCGAATGGTCTATTGACAGAGGTGTAGTAGAAGGGCTTCCAGGAACTAATTCTTTCCGTGCAGGACCCCACTTTCCTCCAAGGATTGCTTCTTGAGCGCGTTTGTTTTCATCGATCTTAGCGGTTTGTTGCCGTTCTAAAGTTTGGCGTGCGGTATCCCAGAGTTCTTTATTTGTTTGTAATCCTTGCGCGTATTGTGCTCGTTGAGCGTTGAGTTTATCTTGTTTAGATTGGTTCATTACCTGAAACAACGCTCCCAATACTGGTGAAGCATGGCCGAGTAACACCTGAGCAATATCCATTCCATTTATTCCCCCTCCAGATTGTTGAGGAGATTGAGCGGACTTTTGAGAGGAAACTTGGGATTGTAAGGGTTGGGATTGTTGATTGGGGGCACCTTCAGATGCCGCTCCCGCCCCTAAGGTCCTACTATATCCTTTAGACCAGTTAGCGGGATCGGTGGGGTCGTAGATCTGAGAGGATTGTGAAGAGGAGTTTGAGGCTCCTTGGATGATTTGTTTAAGTATATCTATCGGGTTAATCGCTTGACTGGCCATTATATAATCCTCTTTTCCTAACTACTCATCCCACTCGTACCACCACCGCCAGCCGCTCCCGCCCCTGCCGCACTACCCCCTGCACTACCCCCCGCCCCCGCAGTATTACCCCCCGCAGTTTTAGTGGCTCCTGCCACTCCAGTATTACCTTTATTATTAAGATCTTGATAAAACTGATATAAAGAGTTTGCTCCTAGTTGTCCTCCACCTTGTTGCCCTCCACCAGAAGAAGATGGAGCTGTTGGAACCGAGGGAACGTTTGCAGCGGGTGCTGGTCCCGAACCCTGGTTTTTTTGCATTTGTTGAAGTATTGCAAAGATTATTGGTATTGCCGCCATAAATTTCCTCTTAGCTTATTGGCATGCTACTTTGTTGATTATTTCCTTGGGTTTCTCCCCCCGAAGTGGTACTTCCAACATTGGAAGTATTACCAAAATAACTATTTAAAAGATTCGTAAGTGTACTGCTAGTTGCAGTATTTGAAGTATCGGTAGTTCCAGTACCGGTTGCGGCGGTTTGGCCAGCCTGCGTAGTAGTCGTACCATATGGAGCTTTAAATCCCATTCCCGAATTCAATAAACTATTTGCGTTGGTTTGCGAGAACTGCGCGTTTTGAACTGGAACATTCGCTAAATAACTACTCATCTGGTTGGCTTGGTTTATACCCAACCCTGTCATAGCTTGAGTAGCTGCGCCACTATTTAGTTGCCCGCTTTTTGCGAGTTGAGACATTGTTTGAGTTTGAGCGGCCCCAGTTTGTTGGTTTAATCCCTGTTGGTAGGCGGCTTGTTGTTGTGGGCCAAGAACTGGTGCTTGGGCCTGCGCCATCTGTTGATTGTACTGGGGAACCAAGCCTTGAAGAAAGTTGTTATACCAAGACGGTAAGTTTGGAGTAGTCGTACCCGCACCTGTCGATGCCGTACCAGATGCATTCGTGGAAGTACTAGAACCTTGATTTGCACTTGTAGAAGAAGTTTGACTCGTTCCACTACTTCCTCCACTACTTGTTCCAGCTTGTGTTCCAGTACCAGTATTATAATTATTACTCTCCCCCTGAGTTGTAGTATTTGAACCTAATATGCTTTGACCCATATTACTCCTTACTAATTGGTGTAGTCTCTACCGAAGTTACTAGCGAGGTCTGAATCTTCTCGTAGTTTCTTCGAGTTATTCCATACATAATTAGATTTTGAGCTTCTCCATTAAACGTAAACGCATCTTCCTTAACTCCCTCACATTTCCATCCCATTCGACGCGCAAGACTCTTCATAGGTGCGTTACGTTCGTTAAACATTCCCGAGAAACGAAGGAGCGTTGGAATTCCATCGAATAAATCCCTCATCATCAAAGGAACTGCTTCATCTACTAGTCGTGCTTTCCAACTTCTTCGGGCGGTAGCAAGATGTACATACCCATCCCGAATTGCGTTATTAGGCATTAAGAGAGGTTCAAACGATCCATACCCTACCAGAGGGGCTTCGTGGTTGTTATTTGTAAGGTGGTTTTTATCTATAATACCCCAACTTACTGAGTGAGCCATTCGTCCTGCAAGCCACTCACAATATTTATCTCTCTCTTTAAATGTATCGTCGCTTTCTGTGAGAGTACGATAACAATGCATCCAGCCATAGATTCGATTTATTTCCGAGACTGGAAACGGCATAATAAGATCGACGTTGGTACCGATAATTGTGCGTAATTCCATACGAGTAGATTCCTTAGATTGTAGAAATTGTAGCAGAAGCCTCAAGATTAATCAGACTTGAAGGAAGCTGCCATCCAAACAAACAATAGTGATCCCATGCCCATAATTTAAGCAGTGGGATTTGATTAGTAAGACTTGCAAAATATTCTAATACCCATGGCCACGCAGCCGTATACCATCCCATTAAATACCTACACGATTCCCGGTTCCAACCAAGAACTTTAAAGGGATAACTCATACAGATCTTTGCTTCATCTAAGTTTTGATTAACACCTGCATATTGATAACCTTCAATTATAAATGTAGTAAATCCTGCACCTCCTTGAGACTGCCAACTAAGAGGAAGGTTTATGTAGTAATTAAGTTGTTTAAGATTCGGATCGTTAACGTCTAGTGGCCATAAAAGTTCAAACACTACCGAGGTACATATAGATTTAATAAGTACTTGGAGATCTGTAACATAACTCTCTAAATATCCGCGAAGAAAATTTGCGTCTGTAAATCCATAAAGCGGAATAAAAGGATTATCGTTTGGAGTTAAAAAGATATGTAGAGATCTTCCAAGACTTATATTTGCCGCAGAAGTAGTATCCGTATCATAATACGCCATACTTGCAGGCGCTCCTCCTGCATTAAACCACCATCCTATTTCTCCTAGTTGAAGTTTTGGTATAAGTCCTGCTCCTACCATAGCTATTCCAAGCCACCCATAAACTGAAGCTATATAAGTTTTAACTGTGGAACTAAAATTACATTGGGTACTACTTAGGATTCCAAATCCCGTAGCAGTTGTAGCGCTAGTGCCATCATAAAATCTTTGCATCCAACTTGCTGGAGGATTTACTAATTCTTGAGATACTGCACATACACAACTAATATTTGCAGTCTTTAAAAGACCAAACCAATCGGTAAGCCAATCGCGAGTTGCACGATTTATTACTGGGCTAGCGGCAGGATCGGGACCATAATTTCCTTCGACTCCTCCACTCAAAGTTCCTCCACTTACAGTTGTGGTAAATAATATATCATTAGTATTTATCGTGAAGGCTAGACTATTTCCTGCACTTCCTGGAGTAGTAGCAATAAGAGTTAGAGTAGTTCCTGTTGCACTTGCACGAAATGAGTTTGTTGAGGAGTTAACTAGTAATGCTAGAGCTGTAGCAATACTTGTAGCACTATCGGTAATTAGGTTTAGATGTGTAATAACATCCGTTCCTGCAAGAGTTAAAACTGTAGTCTTTCCAAAAGTTGGTGTACCACTAAATGCAACCGTTCCTTCTGCATATTGATAATCGCTTCCAATTCGGGAGGGCCACCAAAAAACTCCTAAATACAAATCGATCTCTCCTACCATCCCACTATTCTGAATAGACCAGAGAAGTCTTCCAGGAGAGAGTTTGTAGGTATTATCGGTATCTAAATCACATGCAACCGCCAAAGAAGTAATAGGTGAGTTTATAGGTACATCGCTTAAAACCGCGAGATCTAAAAAATCAAAGTAAAAATACCATCCTGAACTTGCGGGATTTTTTGTAGCAAGTATCCTAATTACAACCGAGTGCTGTCCAGGAGAGACATTTGAAAATAACAATACCCTTCCTAATATCCCCGCCCCATAGCAATCTATCGTAACTGTAGAACCTCCATCGAGAACTGCTTGAATCTGTCCGCAGTTATTATCAAAGTAAGTTCCTACATATATATTATGTGTATTTCCACAATGAGTTTCAATAGTTAGAGATCTTGGTTGACTTCCCGAATATGCCGAGCGAAGCGCAAATCCTTTTGACCAAAAAGGATTTATGATTGGCGAAGTAATTGCAGGATTTTCCCAGTATCCATTCTTTCCCACCCACACATCGTTTTCTTCAATTCTAACCGATCCTTCTCCTGCAACTTTAAGACTACATCGATTATTTGGATCTGTAACGCTCCAGTTTGTTGCAATAATACTAAACTCCCCCCGAATAAACTCACCTATTTGCCAATCTGGAACATAAGTTAACCATAATTTTTGAATAGTAGTTGGAACCGAAATACTATTTATATCTACAAGTGAGCTAAAGGGAAGCGTAATTTGCCAAACTATTGGCGATACACCACCACTACATTGCACTGTAGGGATAACCCAATCTACTGAAGCTCCAGTACTAATCGTAGCATATATCCCAAGGCGATTTCCATTAGAGCCAATCCATGCCGCTCCCGCCGCTCCAATTCCAACCGTTATTATAAGACTTGTTCCTATAACCGATGCAGTTACACCATTGGTTGTAGTATCCGCATTAATTGCCGCACCAAGATTATTTATTGCGCTTACAAGCGTATCGCCAGGAGCTATCACATAATAATAATGATAACTCAACCAAGCAACCTCGATATAATTCCCTACGGTTGGGGCTCCCTCAAGCGTAAAGGTTGCGGAAGCAGAAATATAACTATCTATTGGCGAGGCATAGTTTATAAGTGGTACAAGTTGGAGAGTATTGTCTATAGTTAAAACGCTTAAATATGGCCATGTAACCGCAGGGTATAATGTACTATCAAGAGGTAAACAATTTGTTCGCGTTTCCTGCCAACTAAGCACTACTCCATCAAACGCAAAGTCTGGAAGATATCGAGAGGCCGGATGCTCAAATTGATTTTGAGCGTCCCAAAGCTGTAATACTGTAAACGATGTAAGCTGACTTCCCCACTCTCCACTTATAGTCCATCCATTTTCTGAAGCATGATGAAATAATGCCGTAGACGAATAATCGTCAAACCCCTGAAGTTGCATAGTTCGATAAGGTTGAAGTTTAGATATTGCAGAGGTTGGCATAGTATTACTGAATAGTTATTGTAAGTCCCGCTCCTGGAAAAGTAGAACCTACTGAAGTAATATCGACTCTCCAATAATTTCCTTTTATTACAGATGTAGAAGGAGAGATTGTAGAGAAATAAGAACCTGCTACGATATTAAAACTTCCCACTAAACTCGTCGTACTCATATCAAAAGAACCATAATATAAAGAAATCTGGAGCGCTCCTCCTATAGGTGGCTGTTTAACTACAGCCTGAAGAAAAATTGGAGTCATACTTTGAAGAATATATTGCTTAGGGCAAAGATCGCTTCCAATTGCTAAAGGTACAAGAAGGCTTAAAGAATATATAATTGAGTTTGAAGAAGAAGTACTAGTAGTAGTAGTACTATTGTTATTAGTTGTTGCAGTGTTTTGGGTATTTTGAATATCATTTAGTTGCTTCTGCAAATACCCCAAAGTCACCGCATCTTGTTTGTCGTTTGGATCTGCAATATTAACCGCCGCCAACCCGCTCCCGTTTAATTGCGGTCCCGGTAGAGCGGCGGTAATTGTTTCCCCCATATTTGCAAGCACATTTCTTGCCGCTACCCAGTTATTAAATGGAGGGATTGAAAGATTTAGACTTTTAGCCACGCCCGCCCTCCATTCCTTGAGGCGTACCACTTAGAGTAACTCGGGATAATCCCTTAATCCCTACTCGATCAATATCTATATTCGATCTCCAGACCTTAAATCCCGAGGTTGAAGTCATTTGCTGTTGAAATAAATACCCTCTTCCCCCTGGGGGGAAGGGAATTTGATCGTTATAAATCCTTGCCAATCCCGTACCCTCTCCAATATTTGTCGCAGAAAGAGTGAAGGTATTTGTGGTAAATGCAGTACCATCTATAATCCAGGTATTTGTTATAGTTGCATTCATTGGACCTTCAAGATCCATTGCGTAATATCTGGCTAGATCTAATTGTGTCACTCCCCCAAGTTTCTTATATGTTACCAACCATGTAAGTTTATCGAAGGGTTTTGGCTCAAACTCAAAAGCGGTCTTCTCTCTCTCCCAATACTTAAATGGTGTAGTTGAACTAAACACTGCATGACAGGTCTTCGCGACAGTTACGTTTGGCATTCCAAACTCATAAATATGACGAACCGTGCCTGTCATAGTCTGAGTTGAGACCGCCACTCCGTCTAAAAACAATGTCCCTGTAGTCGTACCATTAAGCGGGTTAATATCCGCAAGCCACGTTTTTACATAGGTCTCGGAGGGAAGAGTAATAAGAGGAGTTTCAAAAAGTAGCGCACGAGTGGGTTCTGGGACGAAGTTATAGTATGTTTGATAGTGTTTAAAAACTCCGCCTGCCGATGCATTGTAAATTGTCCATGCCACATTTCCATATGTTTCTGATGGAAGTGCAAAGTTATATCCCTCCCTTCGCGTTCCAGTCATGCTGTAAGTCCCGATTGCCGTTCCATCTAGCATTACTGTTGCGGTTACAGTTCCATTTAAAGGATTGATCTCCGTAAGAAAATCGTGATACCATCCTTCCATATCGGATTTCCACCACGCAAGATTATGGGGTTGGAAACGATCCGAAACAAACTGCGCTACCCGAGACGGTTCTTGACGGGCAATATTATAGTCATTATAGATTTGGAAGGTAATATTCGAGAACGTTCCTACTCCATATGTAGAATATACCGTATTCCCATAGGTCTCGTTTGGAAAGGCCTGAGGAAATAATATCGGTCCACTCCCACTCATAGTTCCAGTCTGCGTCCCATATGGGAAGGGGAATGGCTCCTGACTAACGATTGTTGGCCCAATAAACGTATTCGTCATTACTGCAACGTTATCGACAAACGTTACACACGTAACCGTCCCCGTTCCTTGAATAGAGAGTTCCGAATAATGTACATCCCAAATCTTCTCCGTCTTTCCTCCACCTTCATCGAATCCCGTTCGCCAATACTGTACCTTTGCGGGTTGAATAAGAGCATCCCAAGTTGTCTGATAGATCGCTTGTTGTGGACCGGTCCCGGATTGAAGGCCGTAAAAGTCTAGCGCAAAATTATTTGCAACCGTTCCTAGCATTGGGGAGGTATACCATTGTTTAATTCCTGTAGTATAAGTCCCTAAAAGCGTTGTAGCCGTTCCGTCAACGATAGATTTCGCTCCAATAGTCCCCGTTCCAACTTGAGCTTCAATATTTAAATTCTCTACAACCATCGTTCGATTTGTAGACCAAGCTCGGGTACGAACATGCCAGGGGATAGGATTTCCGAGATCCGTCTGACCTGTATCTAGTTGGATTATCTGCCCAGTTGTGGTTCCTGCCATAAGGCGATTTCCCACATAATCCCAAAATAGACTTGTGATATAGTATCCAAAATTCTGATACATCCATATCGCAGATTTTGAGAGGTCCAGAACAAAAATCGTATCGCACCCTTGAGTGGTAGTATTTGTCGGTACGGCTAGATAAATCCTATGATCCACATAAATCGCGCAGCTATTTTGGATAGCGGCTATGTTTAAAGCGGGAATTCGGCCTTTTTGAATAGCAGGACTATTTGTGCCCGTACCTCTCCATAAATCTCCAATCTTTTGATAAACCCAATCCAACGGAGTATCTACTCCATATCCCGGATAATACAACGATGCCCCATCGACTCCAAATAGAAATATCCCATAAGGAGTTTTAATACACGTTTTTGGCGCGGCACATCCTCGTTTACACCCAGTTTGGCGAAGCGTCCAGTCTTGATTCACTCCTTCCCAGATCGAACCACTCATCTCATAAACTGAGGCATTATTAACAATCTCCAAGTTTCCCCAAGGAATTAACGCAACTACTGGATCTCCCGATTGAGATACCGTGGCTCCTGAGGTGGCTTCGATAGCTAGAGGATTGCCTGGATAAGACCAATACACCTGGTTACCCGAAGCGATAAATACTCTATCTTGGAACGGTTCGGAGACCGCATTTACTCCTGTAGTTGGCCAACTATTCCACAAAGATCGAGTCATTGTAGAATTAGCAACAATCTGAGTATCGGGGTAAGCGTAGTCATTAAAAACTACCGAGTCCACTCCTCCAGACGGTAGAGGGGCAATATCTACTTGATACGCATCTCCCAAATATCCCCCCGCTCTATATACCACTACATGATCTGCTCCTGCCAGTTTCGCGGCAGTCCAATCCCCTACGCTTCCAAGCGACAATACGGCTCGACTATATTGAAGTAATACTCCATTTGTATCTGTAGCCGTTCCTGTAGCTTCGGAGGGTAGAGAAGGAGAACTCTCTGCGGTGATAATCGTTCCAACTCCTGAAATATTCGTTGTGATAGCCCAAGTAGAATACCAGGTGATACCTCGAACAATATCCGTAATACACCCACTTAATCCCCCATATGTCTTTGGCGTTCCTATCACCATAGCAGTTGCATCGGAGGTTTGAATCGATAAACGAATCGCCTGAATATTAGACCAACCATTCGTTATAGGAGCGGCGGGAGTCCCTCCAATATTTCCAATAAGCTGATAACTTGTTCGAGGAATAGCCCAAGTCATAACCTGGCTTCCCGGGATATTTTGGATTAAACTTAAAGCATTCGAGACATCTGCGACGTTAACCAGAAGTTGCTGAGAATTTGTATATCCCGTAAAAGATTGATTACTATCTTGAGAAAGTAACTGCGCGATTGGATCTGGTGCGGCACTTTGAATTAGTCCTATCGTTGTTTGAGCGTGCCAGTAGTTGGTAAAAGTCGTATCTCCAATAGAATAATCCACGCTAATTGCCTGAACGGCACTAGGATTAGAGAAACCTATCGGAAGATAATCTACTCCAAATGGCCCTATTGAAGTAACCACAGTACTTGCCGCTCCAAATACCGTCCCTCCAGGATTAGGGATTGGGTTAATCCAAGGCTGATTAAAGTCCGTATTTTGAACCGTTTGGGCTCCAATTGTTTGCGCGCCAATAACCGTAGCAAGCGCAATAATCCCATTATCGGTACTTGTTGTTGTTCCTACGGTAGTAGTCGTAATTTCAACATTCGTAAACGTGGAAAGAATGGGTACTCCTCCAGCATGAACAAACGTTCCTACTCCACTCGATCCCGTCCACGTTCCACTAAATCCTCCTGCTCCACTAGAGATCGAAAACGGAGCTTGTCCTCCTGCAAGACTTGTTTGGTGAGGATATGTCCCCTGAGTTCCAACTAGTGCATATGGTTGGGGAGGAGAAGGCAATAACCATGAAAATGCATTTGTACCGTTATCTCTAATCCCAAACGATCCATTCGTTAAATACTCCCATCCTCTATATGAATACCCCCAAGAAGGTGCGTTAATAAAATTCCCACTATTCCATATCCCTGGGATTTGCGTAAAACTTATAGAGTTTGAACCCGATCCTCTATAAAATCCATCCGTCCCAACCGCATACCAAACCGAATTATCTAGACTTGATTGGGTTCCATTATAACATCGGGTTATTAGTGTAATCGGTCCTGTGGCATTTGTACTACATGTTCCAACCTGAATACTTCCTCTTCTACACGTAAGCGCTCCCCATTCAAGCGAAAAATCTATATTTGTCGAGAGTTGCACTTCTCCTGGAGCTAAAAGATGCGGCGCACTTTGGGCATTTAATCCTCCACCATAATCGATCTGGTTATTAACGGCATCTGCACCGGAAACGGGATTGGGCATTTAGATTTAAGCCTCCAAAGGATAATACACCGGAAGTTCTCGGATTGCACCAGATTGCTGAAGATCGAATCGCTTACCGGGAACAAGCCTACGAATATTATGGGATTGTTGGGTTCGTAGTTCCCGCCGAAGTTGTTGGATTTGATCTTCCGCAATAGCTAGATAAGCTGCGGCTAGATCTGGACGCGTTGCATTTAACAGAAGAGCCACTGTGGAGTTTTGGACCGCCATAATGTATGTTGGAGGCCCGGAAATATCCACATTTACACTAGTAACCTCTGGAGGATATCCCACTCCCCATAAAGTATATGTATAACTTTGGTCTGGACGAGGAAAGATCCTAAAATTAAATGCGTCCCAAATCGAGAAATATGTAGGTTGATCTAACCCCGCTCCTCGCCAAGTTCTTAAAAAATGCTCTAACTTTTTCTGTGTTGTAGGAAACATTCGAACGGATGAGATCGATCCATCAATATTAGTACGAGTTCCCTCAATCCATCCAGGAATCAATACTCCTGTCGGAATAGTCAATAGATCCTCTCCAACACTCATCGATAAAGACCAACTAGTTCTTGCCCACTTGGTTCGCGCAAACACCCACATTTGAGCTTCATTTATCGCGTCAAATACTACATTTGTGCCCGCTGGTGTGGGCCAAAATATCCCTGCGTCATTTATAACCTGTTGAACCTGAGTTACAATACTCATTATGTACTCCAAGCCGGAGGAGGATGAATAATATTCCAATCATAATGATCGGAGGGTTCAAGCTTTCTAAAGCGTTCGGGAAGCCAATTATCCCAAACCAACTTTAAGTCTGCCTCTTCTTTTTGAAAAACCTTCATGTATCTAAGAGCTTTTTGGAGATCGTTTGTAGGTCCGGGACGAAGGAAAGCCTTCCAACAAACATAAGGTTTAAGTGACCACTGTGCCCAAATAGGTAATCCTATTTTATCCGTATCGTTCACCAAACCCATCCGTAGAGGATACTCAAATACATACGTCGAGGTCCCGTTAAAGCAGGGCCAAACAATTGCATTTTGAGAATCATATTGAATAATCTCCCGAGGAGTATCCGGAAGAGCGCTTCGCCACATAGGATTCTCTCTCTCCAAATCTTCTAATAATCTCCCTGCAAGTCTAAACCCACTCGATGTTCCCGTTCCCCAATATACTGCCTCCAACCTTTCCATTAAAGGAGTAATACTTCCAAGAGGGATTATATCGTAGGAGGCGGTAGAATTTGTGGTTAAAACCGTACTAGTCCCCCAAGCAAGTTCGTACTTCATCTGAAGCTCGTATTGCCAGTTGGCAATCTCAAAATTTAGATATGCCGTCGGCCACCACTGAGCGTTTGGGTCCATCAACTCTCGCTGAACGATTCCTCGGGCTTGAGCAAGAGTCCATTGTTGGTATAAACTCATATTTATGCCTTGTAGTGCTTTTGATAAACCTCTTCAAGTCTAGCGAGAACTCGAACTGGAAGGATTGCAATCGGGCAGATTGGGGCGCGGCCTAGTTCTTTTCCCGTCTCAGTATCCTCTACCGTTCCAATCGGACAACTCTCTCGGCTATAATGTAAACAATGACACGGATAACATGGAGCAAGCGTTTTATCCGGCTCAAGACAATAATCGTTCTTCCAGTACTTACAAAGATTCTCATGAGAAGAGTGGGAGAGAAGAGTGATCTTAGGAGTATCGAAACATCCTGCGGCATTTGTTACCATCGTCTCGGGTCCAATCACGCATGAAACATACTTTGTCGCGATAAGGCTCTCTCTAACCGACCACTTTCCCGCTTTCTCAATTACTTGTGGATGTTCAAATTCCAGCAATCTTGCAAGATCGTCTCCTACAGTCAGGGCAATAGCTTGAGGATGTTCCGCAAGAAACTTTCTTAATACCGACTCCATCATAGGATAAACTTTATGATGAGACGACCCATTTAGCGCCCACATCACGATAAATTTATTAGTTAGAGACTGAAAAAACTCTCGTGCTCTACGCTCTTCAGCTTCGGTAAAATACAGTTCCCCAAGTCTTCCTTTAATCTCTGAAAGCCCACATCTTTGAAGAGTATAATCGTAATAGTTTTTATTACATCTTTGATGCCGCCAAGCCTGGGTAGTATAAAACTCCTCCCTTCCTTCAACCAATAACAAATCTCCTTCAAGCGATTCCGAGAGATTTATAAATCGTTCGTAGTCTTGAGCCCACATTCTCCAATACGGTCCAAGCTCGTTATTTGGAATTGCATCCCTCTCTTGAAGAATTATGTTATCTATATAAGGATTATTTTCTAGAGCTGGCCAGGAGTATGGAGTCCCAAGAAACGTAATATGAAATCCTTCTTCCTTTAAAGCGCGAAGTGCAGCGGACAAAATAATTGCGTCCCCTAATGCACCAAATCTACAAATAGCTACGCGCTTTTGGGAAGGACAAGATTTGATCGGTAATATCCCCGAACTTCCTTTAAGCTTTTTAAGAATTAACAAACTTACTCGTTCATGTTCATACTCTGCCTTAAGTTGCCAGCGCCCAACCTTCGACAGAACTTCCTGGATTTTTAAAGGATTTAAAGGATAAATCCCCGGTCCCTCCTCATAACGAATACAGGTATTTACGATTAGGTGTTTCCCAACTTTTAATTTTTTTACGAGTGACCGAAGAAACTTTTCAAGATTCTCTATATTTTCGAGTCTTGGTCCAACAAATATATGATCTAACGACTCCTGCGCGAAGATATCAAACTCCGAATCCATCGCGGCAGTCCGTCCGTTCTGTCCTATATCCACAACTACCGAGTATGCCCCCTTTGCGGTTTCTTGTGGAGGAAGGATTGGGGCTCCAAATGTAAGCCCCTTTCCCCGAAGATACACAGCCGAACGATAGAGGGGCCAATGAGAAGGCCATCTATCCATTATACAAACTCCTCATCCTCTAATTCTCCTTCTAACGCTTCAGGATTATTATACCCCAACGTCATACAAAGTTGCTGAGGGTATATATTAACCCGTAGTGCCCCAGGATGAGGTCTTAAATGAAACTGTAAGTCTCGTGGGGTCATCGAAACAAGATGTCTACAATGTGGGCAATATAGTTGTTGAATCTCGACTCCCGCCTCTTCTAATTCTCTCCAAATTGGATTTTTCCCTTTTGCATCGGTCTGGCGAAGTTTAAAATAAAACCATCCCCCTCCATGCACGGGGTCCATATGATGTTTCACACTATCCGTAGTACAGAGAATATTTGAGTGGCAACTCATGTCGGAGGGATGACTTCCTAAATATCCGTTACACGTAATCCTCGTTGGAACGAGTCCTGCCTTCTCAAATACCTTCCAATTCGTAACAGTCTTTCGCTCACTGACAGGAGTCTCAACTTTAGTTGAGGTTCCTTTTTGTGCGTCCATGATATATCCTTTAAAAGTTAGAGGGGAGATATCTATCTCCCCTCTAAGGTTAGATTAACTTAATTAACAAACAAATTCTGCATGAGAACATCAATCGCATACGTACCAAGACTTGAAGCTGTAGCTGTCGCAGTATTAGTCGTAACCATTGTTAACTCATTTGAAGTTGTGCTTGTCATTAACACTGCACCAGTTTGAGCCCCGTTACTCGCGACAGTCACAGATGCCATAGTAGCATCTGTAAGTTGTCCAACGGCGGTTCCCACATTTGTTGCAGTCGCAACGAGACTGGTACCGTTATAGAACTGGAAGTTAACCCCAGTTACGCCAGTCCCGGCCGCACCTACACAATACACCCTAATCCCAACTAGCTTTGAGGGCTGCTTAAAAATAGGGAATCGATACCATCCATTCCCTGCCGTACCAAGCGTACCAGTATAGGTAGTTGAAGACGTACCAGTCCCGGCATTCGTTCCGAGCGCGACGCCTGTAGCAGGGCCACACCCTATCACGGCATCCTGAAGTGTTACTTGATAATTCGCATCAACGTAAGCCATAGTTTTTTCCTTTCTTACAGGCTGGTCACATAAACAATATGTTGCTCCGCAGGAGTAGTCGCGTAGTTCCACACCGTTTTCCACCCGCCCAGGAAGTACCAAGCCAAACCCTGGTCGCGTCCATAGTCTGTTGACACTTTCACGCGAAGCTCTTCGGGAATTGCCACGGCCTCATAAACCGCATCTGCCCCAAAAAACACCGCCTGTCCATGTATCGAGCTATTTCCAATCGTGTTCGAAAGATATCCCGTCTCTTCCACGAATCGGGTATTGTAGTACTTCCCAATTTCCCCGTTAAAAATATTCTTCGCAAAATCCACGGTATACTTCGAAACATCCACCCAACCACCAGTCGCAGTATCGCTAAACAGTCCACTCAGAGCCGCCGTAGAAGCAATACAGATATAACTCTGCCCATCAAACTTCGGGATAAGTTTCTTCTTCATAAAATCCACAATCGCACGAACGTTATAGCCCGTGAGATCTGCGGACGCGGTAGAGCCTGCGACGCTATTTGTAGTAATAACCGTGCTTGCCGTTCCATACATAACTGCGATAAAATCGGTAGTTACATATTGAGAGCCAGCCGCGCTTTCTAGGGCCTTAACCATATCGTCTCGAAGACTCTGCTCAACGGCAGGCTCGATCATAATTTGGCCAAGAGCTTCCAACTTTCCGGTGTAGGGCACGGAGTTACCGTATTCTACGATTACTCCCGTCCCTTGTCCAACTGTAAAGTTGGTCTGAGGCATTGTGTTAGTTTCCGCAAGAATCGTTCCTTGCGTCGTCACATTTCCTCGCTTATCGAAAAGCCACGTATCGCCCCGGTTTTTACCGATGCTTTCCTTCACATCGACAAATTGCCGAAAGCGAAACTGAGGCTGCGCCTGCGCACGCAATCTTTGCGTGAGGTAAGGCTGAGACAAATAACCACCAAGGCTACCTGTCGAATACTGTTGACCTGCCATAGATCATCTCCTTTATCGTGTTGATTTATGCTCCTTAACTATTTAAAGTCCATGCTGTCTCTGCGACTGTGCGGATCGCCGAGCGAAGTAATCTTGGTTAGATTCGCCCTGCTGAGATAACTGCGGTGCAGGAGCAGTATGGTCTCCAACCTGTTGGGGAGCGGGCGTGAAAGCCTGGGTCACGGCAGTTTGTCGCGTCATAGCTTCCTGTTTGCCATCAGCACGATACTGAAGGCCCATGTTTCGTAATTCGTTTACCTCTGCGTCTACTGCGCTTGTATACTCTTTAACAAATTCTTGGGACGAGCGGATACGTCCATTACGTCGAGCTTCCTCAACGCGAGCATTAACGGGAGCTTCAAGGTAGCGCTCAAATCTGATAAGGTCTGGATTTTCCCGGCGAACCTTCTCTACATGCCGATCTATAGCAAGTTGAACTTGGGTTGCCGCGAGAGAGTCTTGGTAGGCTCTGGTTTTAACCTCTTCCACAATACTCTGGCGAACGGAGTCTGTAAGAACTTTTTCCGCTCCATCAAAGTCTCCCTGACGAATTTTATCTACCCATCCCTCTTTAGGAACGGTAGGAATTGGGGGTGAGACTGGAACTCTGTTTCTTAACTCTGCAAGCTCGCTTCGAAGCGCGAGAAGAGTCTCGGTAACTTCGGGGGGAATAGAAACCGGAGCGGCCACAGAGGGAGTCTGTGAGGGCGTGGGAGCTTGTAGGGTTTGGGATTGGGTTGGCCCACTATAAAGTCGTGCGTATTTTTGTTCGGGTGTTTCTAAATCCATCGAAGCCGGAGGAGTTAGGGGAGTTTGAACTTGTGGTTCGGTTAATTGAGGCGAAGTAGCCATAAGATTTTTTCCTTTTTACGTTAGTGAGATTCCATGAGAGTTTAATTCCGCGACGGCCTTTTCGCCACGAGTTAATACCGATTCAATTGTTGCAATGATAAAATCTATGCCATAAATTCTTCCGGCGAGTTGTTCTTTAGTAAGGCCTTCAGGAAGCGGACTTCCAAGAAGATGACTTACAAGAGCCTTAGAGTATTGCTCGCGAACTATAAAGAGCTTGGGTTTTAATACATCCGTCCAAGCAATATGCTGGAGCAAATCAAAAGTATCCTCCGCTTTCGCAGCAGCAACGAGATTATCGTGAGGGTCCATAAGGATTTTCTCTAATTAACTTGTAGGAGGAGGTGGCGCTATTTGTGTCCAGTTCCCCGTTAGATAGGGCGTTCCATCCAGATTCTTAGCTAAAGACCAATTATGAATTGAAGCTACCAACGTTCCAAGAACCGGATCGTTCAATACCATCCCATCGTAAACCTGCACACTCGTACCAGCAATCAGTCCAAGAGTCACACCTTGTGGAATTAGATATTGCGGTGTGGCAGGAAGTTGAGTATAGCACCACCCAACAAAAGCCGGAGGAGTTGGAGCGGGAGCGGGAGCAACGGTAATATTAAGATAAACCTTATACCCCACTCCATCTGCATTAAGAGCTTGAATGCACTGACTTTGTAGGTTAGCTATAATAGCTCCAAGTGCGGAAGGACCAAAGTTAAAGAACGTTAAGACCGCTTGTCCTGCATTTATCATTCCACCATTAGGCAATACAATCATAAGATTTGGTTGATTGGGTTGATCTGGGTCTCCAGCAGACACCCCCATTCCTGGGTATGCAGCCACAACTCCTCCTACGATAGCCGCCATTGTAGCGGCAGCCGTAGGATTAGCATACCAATATTGGCTTAAATGAGCGGGGCCAAGCGGAGTACTCTCGGTTGGATCGCTTATCCAAGCATTTGGAAAATAAGTTTGGGGGGTCCATCCATGCGGTAGGATCGTTGAAATCGTTGGTATTGAAGTCGTAATTGTTCCCATATTTTTCCTCTCCCGAATATTTCGGGATAGTTACTTATTAAACCACTCATAAACCAGACCGACAAACTTATCGGTCTGAAGTCCTGTCTGTCCTGTTAGGGGGACCAGACCACGAATTCCCGGGACTATAGTTAACCAGCGAGCTACCCGAAACGACATGGCAGCTTCAAATGTTACACTACCTGGAGTAGTAGTAGCCGTACTGTTAATACTTGCGCCAACTCCCGCCCCGCCCCATAATCCCACGCGTCTACCTTGCGCGAAGTGCTGCCAGATCTCAAAATCCACCTTTCCAGATTGCCCGCGATAAATCGCTTGCTGAAGAGTGCCAACAATAAACATCGAGCCCTTCACATTAACTCCAACTACTACTCCTGGAACTATATGAGAGTTATAATCGGAGAATACCATGGCAAAATACGCAGGTTCTGTTGTAGCGGTTAAAGGTGCAGAAGTTGAACTTTGTGCCCACGCAACAGACATAAGTATAAAAAAAGTTATAAGTTTCATGGTATTACTTGAATTGGCAGGGAACCAAGCGCTAATATACGCCGATACTCTTGGATAGGAGTTGTTTCTTTTACTGTTTCAATCGAGGCTGTGGGGTCTGTAACTAATCGTAAACACGCCGAACATACAAGATTGTAATTCCGTAGTAACTTTTTTGCAGCCCAGCGTAAAAATCTGTGCATTAAGGTATAGTCAATAAGATCGGCAACTAGATCTGTCCTACCATACTTGCACTGCCCCGCTCGTTGCATAGCTACTAGTTGTGCCGTAACGTTCTCTAAGTTGGTTGGGTCTGGGGCTGTTTCCTTTCGATACGGAATTATCACAACCAAGCCTCCATTGCTATATTCGTGTAGACGTTCACTAAATACGTTCCATTGAGGCCCACTAACATGCTGCCATTCGGTACTCTCAAATAACATAAGAACATCGCGTTGCCAACATAAATACCCGCAATGCGACCAAGGAGCATGGGTTACGTCTTTAATAATACCGCTTAAAATTGCTCCAAAGCCAGCTTTTAAAAGATCCGAACTTCCCGAAAAGAATACTGCCCCTCCATAAGGGAGATTAAATGGAAGTGTCATAGTATATTTCTTATTTTTTTTGTTGTATAATAGCTGCGGAGTTGGTTTGGGAGGAATCCTCCCAATGATGAATCTCCTGAGCAATAGCAAATGTAGTTCCACATGCAGCTAGAAGATATGCAATATACTCTCGTATACGCATTTTTACTCTAGCTTCGACTACTCGTTCTTTTCGCTGCTCCTCAAGTTGCTCGGTTCTTTTAGATACTGCTTCAATCTTTGTGCAGTAATCGTCTCGCATCTCTTGAAGAATACCGGGACGGCCATTAGGAAATAGCTTAGAAAGCTTATCTCGAACTTCTGCTAATCCTGCTATCATCTCCGCCATTCCGGTAGCAACTCCTACTTTTAGGGCCGATACCTCCTTACCTAAGTCAGTTACCGTATGATCGAGCGTATCAAAACGCCCTGCACATATCGCGACCATGGGACACATCTCCTGGGGGTCTACTACATTTACTGAAGTTAAATCCGACATAAACGCTCTTTTCCTACTATAAGTGTCCGGTGTATTTCGCTCGCCTATCTCTCGATCCCAAACTTCTTGGCTAATTGCTCAATCAACTGGCGTATGGATTTCTTCTCTTCCGCCATCTCGTTGAGCCTCCGCTCCATTTGAGCCCGCCTTGTGCGTTCTTCCCGCAACCTTGCTTCCAGTAGGATATACCGCTCGAACCATCTTTCGTCCATGTATCCTTCCTAAAACGCCGATGGCAGAATCGCTATCGACACCGGCCCAATATCGGATGGCTGAATGATTGGCACCAGCGATGCCGCCACACATCCGCCCGTGCAGGTGCCTGTAACCGCCACCGTTGCCGGCGTCGCAACCCGGTAGTGCGCGCCACCCGAGACCAGCGTGATCTGTGGCACGCCACCGCTGAACGTGCAGGTCGCGCTCGCCGCATGTGGCGCGATGGTGCCGCCCAAGTCCCAAGCGTCCCGTGGCGTGATCGTAACCCCGCACGTCCCCGAGTACCCACTCCCCAGGGTGCCACTGAACCCGATGATCTTCCCGTCATGGGCCGTGCCCTTGAGCGCAAGGTTTGTCGGCTGCCACCCCTGTCGGACCCAGGCCCACGACTGGTCGATGCAGGACCTGATGTCGCTGCATTGCCAGAGGGCTTGGAGATAACCGGCCAAACTCGATGCCTGCGATTTGACGCGAGATGCCCAGGTGTCGAATCCCCGCGTGGTGTCCACATACTTGGGACTCACGGTTATTTCGTGGGCACCAGGTCCGCCGATGCTGGCGCAAATCTGGTAGGGGCTGCTATTGAACGTCGAGGGGTTACAATTCGTATCCAGACCGCCGCTGAACAACGTCGAAGTGTACCCGTTGTACATGTTGTTCCAGTCCACAACACTACTAGCTCCGATCATCGTATTGGGTGCCGTGCCAGCGCCTTGAAGATCGGCAAACATCAGATTGCTCACGCCCGTAGTCGGCGACCAGCCGATGTTGGCTCGCAATGACGCCAATGCCGCATTGGTAGGGTAGTGTAGAACCGAGTGCCCCGCGGTTACCATCCACCCAAGGTACCCCAAGCCGTTCTCGCCGTTGTGATCCACGTATCCAACCGTCCCTGGACCGGACGGATTTCCGTTAGCTGAATCCCACCATTGACACGGCGGATCGCCACTATTGCCCACGATGCCAAGATTGTCCAGGACATACTGGGATTCGCCCGTAGCCGAATCCCCACCCAAACCACAGTGACCCTCGCTGGCCTGCGGTGTCGTGTTCCATTTTTGAGCCACCGACCCAAATAGCTTGTAGGGACCACTTGTATTAAATGCCGGTCCCATGTGAACGGATGATGGACCGCTCGTGGTTGCCAGCCAAACGTTATTCAGGCTGCTCCAATGGGCGCTCGGGAAAGAGTAAGCGCCTTGGGTTACAACCACGTTATTCGTAAATGTCCCTGTCGGGTGAGTCGCGCTCGTATTTAGCATCCACCCCAATGGGAAGACATTCCCGCTCCAAGTACAGCCCTGAAAGTAATCGGTCTGTCCCACTCCAGTTTCCGAAGCAAAGTAGTTCCCTGCCACCGTACAGGTATTGATGGCTCCAGCGAGACCCAACATATGAGTTGGATTTGCATTCAACCATCCTATGATATCGTTCACCGTCCGACTGCGAAGCCATGTCAGCTTTGTCAGAGCCGACGCGTAGTACGTCCCTGCGCTGCCCAGCGTGCTTGTGGTGTCGAACACGCTGTCCTCCACATCGATGACTCCAGCATTAGCATACCCATTGGCGTTATTGTTACTCCCATAGTCCAGGCAGGGGACGGTGGACGCTCCGCAGTTTCTGAAACTGCTCCCGTAAATCTGGTAGGTGATGTCATCGTACAACGTACCCATCGCGAACAAGACCGGGTTGTAACCTCCGGCGACATCGGCGCCGATGTACTTCGTCTGGCAAGAGTAGCCGAAGTTGCTACTGAAGGTGCAGACGTCGCCCTGCGTGCCGAAGACGATGTTGTTCCAGTTGGTGCTCGTGCCACCATAACCTCGGTACTGAACGCTCCCATTCGCGTTGTCGTGGACGAACGTCGCTCCAGTGTCCAGCTTGAAAACTGCGAAGTGGGTCGGGCTCGCTCCCGCCGAACTGTTCAACTTGAAATTGCCTGTGACGAAAAGAGTCGCCCCGGAAGAAACCTCCAGCACCCCGGACCCGCTGCCGCTCTGTGCGATAGTCAGGTCGTACGTGGTGTTGTTCGCTGGCGCAGTGCCCGCATAGCAGGTCCCCGTCGAGCACACCACCGAGTAGCCGGTGATCGTCACCGTGTCGCCTGCGGCCGGCGTGGTGTGGCCACCGCCCGTGCAGCCCGATGGAGTCCACGTCCCTGCCGCGTTCCAGTTGCCGGCGGCCGCAGCGGTCATCGTGCAGACATCCGCAGATGTGGCCGTATAGGTCACGTTCGCCGGATTCGTCGCGGAGAAGTTGTTTGTCACCACAAAAATCCGCAGCCCGACGGGACCCAGTGGCGTGTACGTATAGGTGAAGGTGCTCCCGCTCGAAGGCGTCACCGTCACGGTCCCACACGCCGGGCTGCCCACGCTCGGCGTGAACGTCCCGCAGACATACTCAGAATCATCGGCCAAGGTGACAGTCTGAGTTCCGTTAAAGGTCAAGGACGCCGTGATCGTACAGGTGCTGGAAGCCACACCCAGCACGCCAGTACTGCTTACGCAGGAGTTGGTTATGGTCAACGCGATGCTGGTGTAGATGGATGGATTCGGATTCGAACCCGCCATGCCGGTTCCGCTGAAGCTCAAGGTGATGGCTCCCACCACGTTGGGGGTATACATAAACGTGAACGACGAACTCCCGTTCGTTGGTGTTACCGTAACGGTCGAGGTCCCTGGCGCTCCGACGCTTGGCGTAATCGCACCACCCTGTGAGCCGTCGGCAATGATGATTGTCATCGAGCCGTTCCAGTTTCCCGAGACCTTCGAGACGGTAAACGCGGTGGATGCGTTGTAGTCTTGCCCACTCGAAGGCCCCGAGACGGTGTAGTCCAAGGTCGGACTCGCCGCTTTGAATGATGCAATCCAACATCCGAAGTAGTGGTAGTCCGTAGTGAATGCCCAGGTCGGGTTCACCGCAGACACGGAGGTCTGAATCAAGTACGCTTGCGAGCCGCCCAGAGGCAGTGTGCCGATAGCCGTAAAGCCGCTGTTGACGCTGTTAATTTCGTTTTTATTATCAATGCAACCACTCACAATCAACTCCGACGCCTGCGTCGGCGTGATCGAGCCCGGCTGGCAACTGCTCCCATACGTGTTGTTTCCACACCAGTGCGAATTGGTTTGATCCAACTGATTGGCGAAGGTCGCATTAACTCCCGCAAAGCATTGGCCCTTAATGGTTGCTACGTAGAGGGAACCACTCTTGGTGACGGTGATTACCTCGCTGTCTGTGATCGACGCAGAGTAGGCCCAGAAATACCCGGTTTCGGTATTCAACAGAGCGCTTTGATGCCAGTTTCCGGAACTTATCGATGTGGAGGCAACAGTGTACCCAGCCGCGCCGATCTGGTTTGTGAAACTGCCAACGAAGAAGTACGCCCCCGCCGTCGCACAGCCAGTGATCGCCCCAGTAGAGACGGTCGAGACGCCCGAGCCACTAGGACCGCCTTGCCCGTAGTTCCCCGCCGTAATCTGCCCGAAGGCTGGTGAGACAAGTATGAGAAGCAGAAGTGTCCGTATCATCGCATCCTCCTTAGTGGACCCGGCACTTCACATAGCCCCCGAGCGCCGCGCCGCCCGTGTCGCTCTGCGTAATCACCGCCTTGAACTGAGCTCCCTTCGCCGCCGTCTGGGGCGAGTTGGCAAACGTGGACTGAAACGTGGTGGTGCTCGCACTCGTTGCAATCACCAATTTGGTGGCCCCAAAGATCGACACTCCAGCCGCCGTTTGAATATCCACAATCACCGACTGCACAGTGGGGGCAGTTTGTAATGCAAATCCACACTCATCAAAAGTAATGCCACTTGACGCCGAGACAAACCAGTTATTAAACGTCGTTTCTACCGCACAACCCGCCGTGGTGCAGATCGCGAAAGTCGGAATATCGGATTGCGACAGCACACTCGAATCCACATAGGCACTAGTAATAGTATTACAAGTTGGTGCCGTAGACGTATTTACCGCCGTTACTACCTGGTTTGTACAACTACCCGTTCCCGCCCCGCTCCCTGCCCCGCTCCCTGCTGCCACCATCGTTCCTGGAGGAGCACAAACATATAACGTTCCCGAACCGGAGGTATTATAATAATACGCCGGTACCGAACACTGAGAAGGGGTTGAGGTACCAAAATCAAAATACAATCCCGGATAATACGTCATTTGGCTTGGATGATAAGGTTGCGTTTGTCCTAGACCTAAAGTAATGAGCCCACAAATTATAATCTCAACTAAACTCTTAATCATTGCCTATTTCCTTGTGCAGAAGCCGCTTGCTGTTGGAGCGGGGCTTGCTGCCGTTGAAGTTGTTGGGCCTGAAGATTTTGTGCCCCCATCTCCTGGGTGTGTTGAAGCGCCATCTGAGCTACTTGGATATGCTGATCCATCTGAGCAAGATCCCGTTGGTGAGTTTGTTCTTGTAATGCCAAACCCTTATCCTGTTCTTGTTGGGTTTGGGTTTGGGAATGTTGAAGTAATGCAGGCAATAACCCAATCAAATGCGATACCGAAGCTTGCTGAGTCATCTCAAGTTTCTTAGCTTGCTGCATCGCCGGATCTGCAATTATATCTTCAATCTCATAAATATGAGGTCTAAAACACTCCAAGATCCGTCTCAAAAGCGCATCTTGGTTAATATATGGAAGCCACGCCTGAGGATTCTGTCCAATCAAGTTCATAAGCTGCACAAGATTCTGAAGCATCTCAGCCTTCATAAGTTGTCCAGTAATCCCCACGCTCTTAACCTTATAATCTCCTTGAATGAGTTCTATAACCTCTTCTCTACTCATTCCATTAAGAACGTCGCTTCCTACTCCTAAAATCGAAGCCACCCTCGGATCGTTTGCGGTATCGATAAACTGAAATATCAGATCCATCGCCATCGTTACCAAAGGCTCGATTGCTTCTTTCTCGATATCCGCCGCCATCCCGCCCATAAACGATTCCGATTGTTGTTGGAGAAGACTGGATTCAGTTGCGGTTTGCTGGCCTTTCCATCTAGGTAATCCCTCGGCGATATCTGAAATCAATGCTCCTTCCTGATGAGCGCGATCTAACATCGCTGCAACTTGGGTAGTTCCCCCGGAAATATCTTGAAATTCGACTGGCCTAATTCCCGCAATCCCGGCATTTCCCAGATTTTTACGAAGCATCTTTCCGGGAACAATACCCGTCTCTAGGTCCTCGGGATTCTCAAATGCCTCAACTGCTACCTCAAAAAGAGGCAATAACCTAAACATCAACGTATCTACCGATAAGTTGGCGATTTGCGACAAAGCTTTATCGATAAAACGTACATTTTCGATAAGCCCCACACCCTCCGTCCTAAAGGGGAGGGAGAGGGGTGAAAACGCAATATACGGAGGCTTTTGATGTAAGAATGGGTTATCCTGGTATACCAGTACAGTCGAGTCATTACCCAAAATAACATGTGCAAACTCCTTTACGATCTTTCCATCAAACACGATAGGACCATAATACTCAGTGAGTTTGCAAACGGCAGTGTCGGAGTTTGGTCCATTCTGAGTCATCACCGTTTCGGCGAATCTCAGATTTGACATTTTATATCTCTCATCAATCCTCATGGATTGAAGACGATCTATCTTCTCTCGGGGAAATACCCCGGCATCTGCCATCTTTATAAGCTCCCACTTTGGTATTTCTATATCTTCAATCGTTCCTACCCAACGATTAAGTTTTGAACCGGGAAGCCAATAGAAGTTATATGGATCTACCGCGCGAAGAAATAATCTCCCTTCCAAAATCTCTTCTTGGATTAGTTTCTTTTGAGGAACTGTGGTTTGAAGATATGACTGGGGGGCCTCACTTCCTCCTCCACCTATTCCCCATCCACTAGGAGAGAGATACTCTCCACCAAGTTGAGAGGGGTAGAGACCTAGATCTTGTTGACGATACCCAAATCTTGGCTGCCCAAAAGGCGCGGGAACTTTTTGAGGGGCGGGCTCCGGGGCAAGGAGAGTTGGCTGCCCTTCTTCTCCACCCATTCCCTCCCCGCTTCTTCCAAGTTGCGGGAGCGATTCCTGCCCAAGTATCGCGTTTGAAGGTCCTTGAGGAGATTGAGAAGGCATTGGAACGAACACCGTCTGAATACGAGTTTGTTTACGGGGAAGTAGTCCCCACCAAAGTTTCCATACACCCACTCCCAGCATAAACCCACACTCAAGGCCCTCCGTAAATTCCTTTAAGAAGTAGGCTTTGTCTAGAAAATGCCGAGTAAGATATGTGAGTTGCTCGGCACGAATTGTAGTAATAATATCGTCTGGATTGGCGCTTTCAATATTCCAGGGCTTCTTAGCCGCAGTTAAGAGACGTTTAATAGTGTTTGTTGCCATCTTAACCGAGGTCCAACTCTTAGGAAGAACGATCTTTGACTGCCAGTCATCCTTCACGGACCAGTCATCCAATCCACGATATAACTTCCAGCAATCGTCCCAGATGTTTCGGCGTTGAATAAAGACAGAACGACATTGCTGCCGCCAAGTACATATATATGCTGCGACCTTAGCTTCCTCGGAGTTGGAAGGATAATCTGGAGTAGCTTCGTTATGCCCGCCTGCAAAGTCGATTGGATATGCGTGTTCTAGTTGGACTATGGCCATATATTAGGTTTCCTAGGAAGCGTTATCTCAAAAACATCCATTCCTTATCTTGACTCATACGCTTTGAGGGTAGCGATCCAATACTACCAAATCCAAACTTTGCGGCGGTATTTGGAAGAACTATATTTCGTGGTTTAAGTGGAAGAGAGGAGTTCATTACATACTTACAAGCATCCAGAGCGTGGTTTTTTTTATCCACCATTGCTTCCCTAAAATTCGAAGTCTCTAATTGTCTCTCGGACATTGAAACATACGTAGCGGCCTCGAACTCCTCGATTAATTTTGGGCAGGAAGACATGATCTTAAAAGTTATCTCCTCTCCACACCAGTGCTTTTGCATCTGAACAAACCAAGCCTGCTCATCCGTATTACCTGGGAGAAGTCTAGTAATCCCTAATTCCACAAACTGGCGAGCAACCGTAGTCATCCCTCCAGTCTTCATATCCCGTTGAGTCAATGAATTCATAGAAGGATCATGGGCTATATATCGTATCTGTGGCCAAAATGGGCAGTTCTTCATCTTCTCGACAAAATTCAGGATATCTTTGCAGGGTTCGTAGAGTTCCCATATCGCATATAGGCACCCATCGACTATAGTATAAATATGGAAGGCAGAAGGATTTCGGCTTCCATAATCTAATCCTCCCCACATTGGAATATTCTTAGGCCAGTCATTAAACTGGAATGGTCCCTCATGAAAGATAATCTCGGATTGTCGAGATTTGATTTCAGGAAAAATCTTCTCTCCCAACATTGCATCATAGCTAATTTCGAACTCTTGTTCGGCTTTAGCTTTAGACATTCCCTGAACGGCTTCAGCTTTCCATTCCTTCGAGCGCTTTCGAGGGTCCGCCGTATAATGTAGAGTCGCTACTACAAATCCATTTTTAGAGTTTTGAACGATCTTTAGGCCTTGCTGGGAGTGGAGAGACTTAGCCATAACTATTCAATTGGCGGTATGGCATAAAACATCTTAGATACTACCGAACCAAATGGGTTAATCTTAGCTTTTTTCCAATTAAGCTCTCGCCAAAAAGGAAAGAAATGAGCAAAAACAGTATAACCTAGATTATTTAAAATCTCATATAACGGAGGAGTATTCTCAAATACCACTGCATCAAACTCCACAAACAAAGGGCATCGGGTAGAGCGCAGGGTTTGAAGGCCCCCCATAATCAAATCTTTCTCCATCCCTTCTATGTCCGCTTTAATAAGAGAGGGAGATAGGTTTAGAGAATCTAAAGTTACTACTTGGACTTCTTTTCGTTCTCCATCTTTTCGTGGACACCCAGTCGCTTCCATTAAGGTTCCGCCCGCATTTTCTCCGGTTGCAACGTTATAATAAGTAGTTCCCGTTTCGGCCCCTAAAGCATATGGATAGACCGTTACATTTTTAATTCTATTTACTTCCAGATTATACTCTAAAACCTCTCGGACCTCTTCTTGAGGCTCAAACGCGTATAAATGTTTAACTATACGCGCTAAAGGAATAGTTAAATCCCCAATATAAGCTCCCGCCTCGACCATCTCAATCGGTCCCCCGCGACTGGATAAAGTCTGAATTATCTCCCGTAAAAATAAATATTCATCCTCAGAGTACTCCCCGAGTTCAAGAAGAGATCTAGAAACCCAGAGATCTTCGGCAAATACCCGCATCTTTCCATGTCGAGTTTCAATATCGTGTGTAGTCATAAACCAGTCTACTCATCGCTAGTGTCTCTACAGATCTTTTCAAACCAACTTCGATTTGCGGAAGAGATCGCAACAAACTTTCCACCCATCAAAATTGCAGGTTTAATTGCCGCAAATGCGGACTCGGCTTCAATTTGAAAAGCCGCCTCATCTTGAAACACGGCAGAAGGGTGGAACTGTCGGATTTGATCCGGTCCTTGTGCAAATCCAAGCACCTCACTCTCCTGTTTTAAAACATACATCTCTCCAGATCTATGATCCCCTTTTCCCCAAACTACCGGACCAATCACATCTCTTAGAAACTTAGGTTGACGCTTTGCAATAAAATACGCGCGCTGAACGAGTTCAAGGGTTTTTGGGGCGGTTTGGGATTGAAACAGATGCTGGCGTCCTTTATGAAATAAACAATCCCATGTATGAAGCGCTACAATCATCCAGGTGGCCATCATATCCCGAGACTTCTCAATCACGAAGTATTGATTTTTAACCCACTCTTCGATAAGCGGGAGCATGTAGGCATTTAAGAGAAGTTCTGGAAAAGGTCGGATTGCAGGTAACTCTTTAAACTCCGATTCAATTTCCACAAGTCTTGTTTTTACTCTCCCATGTACGACAGAGAGATGTAGACTTCGTTTATGAGGTAAAACTTCCATCCCACATTCTTTACAAGTAAATAATAAATGAGGGTCCTTCGTATATACGTATGGAATCCCTTTGGGAAATTGCTCAAGTTGTGGATGCTTTGAAGCATCCAACCAATACACTGGGCTCTCTGCACAATGCTTAAATTCTCTCTCTCCCAAAACCTTAAATATCTCTCGCTGAGATTTGGAAGGGAGGGTAGAGATTTTCTTAAAAAACTGTGAATCGAGGAGCATTAGTAAGATGAGATGAAACTACTTGGTACCATATCTTCTACGGTTACTATATAGGTATAAGGCTTTCCAACAGCCACGCCCGCTGCGTAATTTGCAAATTTCATTGCAGAAAGAATCGAAGCTTTATCTATAATTTGAGCTTTCACAAATGCTGCAAGTACCGTATCTCCTGCACCATTCACGCACACAACATCCTGGGTTACGGAAGGAAGCGAAAAAATCACCTTCCCGTACTGAACCCAGGCAAGCCCATCAGGTCCACGCTTTAGCAGAACCCTTGGAAACCACTCATAGGTACTACGAGCCTTCTCATATTCAGAATAATTTGGAAAAAGAACGATATCGTTAGCTCCAAGCCAAATAATTGGATCGGCTTTAGTATCTACAAAAAGAGGTTTATCTAAAGAAACTAACCATGCCACTAATGCAGGAGTAATCGAGCCCTTCCCATAATCCGAAACAACTATTGCCTCAACTTTAGAAAGATCCAGATCTTGAAACTCTTCGATCTTGATAGGCTCACAAAAATTTTCTTCGTCCCATCTTGCAAGTTGTCGGTTGTTTTCGGTAATTAACCGATGTTTAATCGGACAGCCGTCAGTCACCGAAGTCCATATAACTGAGCTTAGATTCGTTCCACACAAAGCAAGAAGATTC